CCAAGCGTAGTGCTTGGCCCCGACCTACCCCCGGCAAATCCCCTAATCAGCACAACGATGGCCCCATGCACCCGCCGCAGGGGCCCCATCGTTGTCGGGATTTGCCGTATCGAACTTCCCCGCGGATGGCTAAATATTTGGGTCCCATACTATGCTAGGGCCAGTCAGGGTAAATTAGAATACCTTCTCGACTTCTTTGGTCAATTACCTCTACAGCGTTGACGAAATCTAACTTAGAAAATGCCTCAGCTATCTGGGAATCGCCTGCATTGTTCTGCATCGCATCACCCATTTTCCTTAGCTGGGCGATTCGCTTCTGAGCCACTTCCCCATATGTCAGATCCGGGACCGCGCACCAGATCCGAATGTAGAAATGGTTGTTCATTATGATGATCAATCGTTCGTTGACCCTCATTTATTTACCTGGCAGGCTGGCGAGTCGCGCCATTTCTGGAGGCTAGCTTCCCGTTAATCTCCACCAACAGTTTATGATTCTCGACGGTCTGTTGGTAGGTAATGGAACATAGCCAGATAATTTGATCTAGCTTATCGGCTGGAGGGACAGGATTGGGGACTGGCGGTTTACTTCCACTCGGTAGAACCCAGGTACCATTGGAGATTCCCTGAATCTGCCAAGCGGGGACTGCATTGGGACTCATGCCACTAACGATAGCATCCACGGTAACGAATTGAGTTGAAGCTATGTTACCTAATGCATCGGTATCCTTGATCGCAAAGATATCACAGGCAATTAGAGTCCCATTCATGTCATAGTTATTCCCGGAATTCTTCAGGAATAGTCCTACATCATGATGTCCGGAGTTCTGTAGTTCGGTAGCTACCTGAATCAAGGCACCCACCTGGACATCCTTGATAGCCTGACTATCCATTGCAAGTCCCTGACTCCGCGCCTTCACATCGAGTTCCTGCCATCGAGTATTCCAGTAGTCTAGATAGTTGGCAAACATTATTTTTTTCTCCTGTCAGTAGCAGGCAAGGTTATTGATTCTCGATAAGCAGTGCGGCCCGCGACCAAAATACTACTTCTTCCAGTTTAGTCAGGGCTAATGCCTGCTCTCGACTGTTCTTCGTATTGTTGAAAATGCCCAGAGCCAACTCCGCGGCGGATGCCTTCAGTTGTTCGAGTCTAGCGTTTTGCTCGCTAGTTAGGGAAATGGGAGCGAATCTACGGAGAACTTCTTCTTCACTGAGCATCATTGATCTCCTGTCTGATCTTTCTGAGGTAGAGAATATGTAGCATATGCTCTACCAGTTTATATTCATCTTCGCAGTTCTTGCACTGCAATAGACTAGTCCGGGTATTCTGGGTATTCTGCCAAACCCGCGCGGCGATGAATACCGAATGACCGCAATACCCGGTAATCTCGTACGCATTGAGGGACTCGTAGAAATTTATGGATTTGACTAACATAGTTTGTCCTGAGATAGTTGGTAGTTCAACGGGAGTTGACTGGACTATCGATTCGTGATAGACTGTCTGCGGAGTCATTGTACCTCACAACCGGCTCGACTGTCAAGGCAGTTGAACATATGCTAATCCAAAATGATTTAGCCAATGCCGAGAACTGCGTAGTAGTTCTGAGGGATGAGAGAAAAGATTTCGGTAGAACTCAAGGAGCTACCGAAGTTCCTCAATTCCTCAAGAATACTATCGCAGTACTACAAAATAATCCAGAAACGCAAGGGACTAACTCGAGCGTAGCGAGAGCCTTCGGAATATCGAGTCAGGAAGTTAGTCTAATCAAACGAGCTAGATTACCAGACAGTAAGGATGAATTCGGTAGAGATGTCCAGAACCCAGATAGCCAGACCAATCGAGAAATCAAATCAGCAGTTGCAACAAATCTAGAGTCTGCGCGGGAAACCGCGGCCGCAAGATTACTGGATTGCCTAAAATCAGTCACCCCCGAGCGAATCAGTTTACTCCCCAAACTAACAGATACTATGATGGTAGCCAATGGACTGGCTAAAATCATAGAAAGCACCAGCCCCAAAACAGATCTCGGTAGAGATGCCGATGCCAGGTTCGTCTTCATCGTTCCAGAAAACAGAAAAGTAGTTCGAGACTATGAGGTAGTTGAGGTTGAGCAAACGCTTGACTAAATATCCTGTGTCTGGTGGCGGGGATTCATCTGGAGAATGAAAATGATTACAGTAACTATAATCTTTCTTCTCGCGGCGATCATCTCCCTCATCGCATCCGCAATGGGTAAATGCCCAATGTGGATTCCTCTCATGCTACTCACTGTCGTTGTCGCTTTAATTATCCTGCCCAAATAAATCTAGATGCCTACATTATCCTGGACCGGACCCACAGTCGGCGCGGCGCTCTGGCCCGCGACCGTACTATTTGACGGGACTGGTCAGAACGATGTCGAGTGGTTTCTATCAGTAGATGCCACAATCATAGTCCTAGTCTCAGGAGTTGGGGCTGGTGGACATGGTGGGCGGAATACCACAGGTGCCTCGCCTAATGGATTTGGTGGCGGTGGCGGTGGTGGAGTAGTTCGAGGGAACCAGTTAACTCTATCACCGGGAACTAGTTATGGATTAAAAGTCGGGGATGCCCACGCGAATGCAGCGGGCGGCCCGACTATATTCCGTAATGTCACGACCGCCACTATATTAATTAGTGTCGGTGGTGGTCAACCCGGCGCACTGGGTAATGACTTGAACACTGGCGGTGGAGCTGGTGGAGCAGTAACGACTGGAGCTAATGGCGTAGTCGGTGGGGCAGGTGGAGGAAACCTCACATATCTACAGGCTGGCGCGGCGTTCCAGAACGGAACTGGTGGTGGAGGACAAGGATCTACCTATAATGCTGGTAGTCCCGGCTATGCTGGTGGTGGATATGCTGGAAACTACGGTGGATTAGGTGGAGTATTTGGAAATCCCGGAGCTAGCGGGGAAACTCCATTAGGTGGTGGGCAGGGAGGATTTGCTGGACCGGCTGGTGGAATCCTTGCGAATAGGTCTGGTGGAGGTGGTGGTGGCGGGGCAAGTATTAGTTTAGGTGGAAGCTACGGCGGTGGTGGAGGCGGTGGATGTGGTGGATATAATCCTGCGGCTTTCACTATCCCAGTAGAGGGTGGGGCAGGGAAACCTGGACTGTTTCTATTCGTCGCCGCGCCACAGGGCAGGATTTTCCGATTCACTCTAGCGCAACCACCTCTGTAGTTTAAGAAATCAGAGATGCCTGACCCAACAGTTAATAATTTAAGAATTCAGAAAGGTGAATCGATCTCAATGATCTTCACCTTTAAACCACCATTCGATATTTCCGGCTGGACGCTTGAATTCAATATGGCACCTAGTGGGGGTGCGATAATCATTACCAAGGCGGCAGTTCCAATAAACATGGTCATTGGGCAGTTTAGTTTTGGCTTAACTCACGCGGACACTACCCAGCTACCTAATGCGTATGTCTATGAAGTCTGGCGTACTGATACAGGTAATGAGGTAATGCTAGCTACTGGCGATCTCGTAATCGTAGAAGACGCTAAGTACTAGATAGAATAATGGCTAAAGTCTGGGAACCCTTCGAGAAGCAAGTAGAATTTCTTCAGGTTCCCTTCGATGTATTCGAGGCTTGCTACGGAGGCGCGGTTGGCGGTGGAAAGACGGAGCTACTTATTATGGCTCCTATCGTTTACGGCTTTCATCGGAATCCTAAATTTAAAGGGGTGCTTTTCCGAAAAACCTTTAAGCAGCTTAATGAAACCCTGATTCCCCGTGCGATGGAATTTTACGCTGCACTGGGAGCTAAGTACAACGAGACAAAGCACCAATGGAAATTCCCGAGTGGGGCAGTAATCTGGGCTAGTTATTTGGAGTCGATGAAAGATGCGCGCGACCATGACACGGCGGAGTACAACTACGCGGCCTTCGAGGAACTCACGCATTTCGAGAGAGACATATACCTTTACATCACTTCTCGCGTACGAACTAGCACAAGTGATTTACCGGCTATCGTTAGGAACGCAGCAACACCGGGCAATATTGGACATGCTTGGGTGCGGAAACGGTTTGTCGAACCGGAACCGGAAGGTGGGAAGATCATCTTTGATAAATTTTCCGACACCAGAAGATTATTTATCCGCGCCCGTGGTACAGACAACCCTCATCTCGTAAAAAATGATCCAGGCTATTTTAACCGTCTTAGAGTTCTTCCTCCGGCCGAACAAAAGGCCAGGATTGATGGTGACTGGTGGGTCTTCTCTGGGCAGGTGTTCTCTGAATTCCGAGAGAAGAAATTCATTACTGAACCCACCAATGCAATCCATGTTATTCGTCCGTTTGACATCCCAGAATGGTATCCTCGAATCATATCTATTGACTGGGGATACACTGCACATACTTGGGCCGGATGGTTCGCCGTTGGACCTAGAGGTAGAAGTTATCTCTATAGAGAGTACTTTGTTAACAAGACAAAGATTTCTGACTGGGGTGCAGAAATTGCACGAAGATCCCAGTATGAACTAGGAAGTATCAAGGCAGTAACTCTAGATCCCAGCGCGTGGCAGAAGCGCGGCGATGAGAAGCAAATCTGGGAGCAGTTCCACGATGCATCGGGTAAAGTTTTTAGATTAGATCAGGCAGATAATGATCGAGTGTCAGGCAAGTTACTCATTCATGAAATGCTATCCTGGGAAGCCAGGAAAAGAATATCAGATCCCCGCGACATCGATGAATTGGATATGGAATACGCAGACATGCTCCTGCGTAGTAATGGACTGGAAGCCTATCAAAGTTACCTAGGTGAGTTTCAGGAACAAAAGGAAGAATTCGACAGGCCGCGCATTCAGATTTTTGATACCTGTCCTGAAGTAATCAAAGCACTTCAACTTTGTGTCTATAACGAAGAAGGTCATGGAAACGTCGAAGATGTCGCCGAGTTCCCCGGAGATGACCCATATGATGGATTCCGATATGGAGTCAAACGACTCGACAGATATCTTCGAGAAGCCAAAAGTGAATCCGATAAAGTCGAGCAGCTTTCTAAAATACTCGCTGCGCGGAATTCGGGTTTGGATGAGGGCCGCGCTTCGGAAGCTCAGACTAATTTTTACCGAACTATGGAGAAGCACGAAAAGAAATCTTTCTCAGTCGCATACCCGGTCAGGAGAAACCGTAACATCTTCAGACGGCGGATACACTAGGCTGCCAATTCCGAATAAGATAGATATCTGGTCGGCTAGTGAACTACAGAAAAGCTACGAAGGCCGGATTAACGATTTGAAAAGTCAGCTGGAAAGTGTTGAAGCCGAGCGGGATGAATTCAAAAAATTACTATTGACCCAGCTAGGATTGATAAGTAGGCAAGCTACGGAACAGGCTAATGGATTGAATCCAGTTAGGATGCGGGAAACTCCCGGCCAGATCGCGGCCCGCATTGAAAATGAACGACGAAGGAAATACTGGGATATGAAACGACAAGAGGCAGAAGCTGAGGCAGCAAATGGATCCAAATAACTTTAGCGGTGGTTTCGGTGGAGGGAATATGACTGGCGGATTCCCACCGCCGCGCAGGAAAATGCTTGGTGGAATGCCCGGACCGGGAATGCAGGGACCGCCGCCTCAAATGGGTGCGGGGCCGGGAATGATGCAAATGCCGGGGCAGCAACCCGGTATGCCGTCACAAATGCTAGGCGGACTGCCCGGTGGGGGAAATATGAGTGGGCCGCCACCAAATATGATGGGACCAATGCCTGTTGGGCCAAGGATGATGGGTCCACCTAATGGTGCGGGCCAGCCAGGTGGCGGGCCAGGTATGGGTGGTGGAGGGCCAATGATGGGCGGGGGAATGCGTAGGCCCATGTTTGGTCAGGGAATGCGAAGGCCGCAACAGTTACAGCCACCAATGGTAGGACCGATGCAACGGTCTAGCTATTAGTTTAGAAAGATTAGGGGGAAACAAATGGACAAGAGTAAAGTCGATTTCATGAAGAAAGTTAGAGGTTTAGTTCCTCCTTCCTTCAAGAAGAAAGACCCCGGAGACAAGAAAGTATTTGGTAAGAAGAATCTCGCGGCAGTGAAGGAAATGAAATGAAATTTCTAAGAGCGTTAGCTTTCATTGCGTTGTTCGCAACTCCGGTTTATGGACAAACCAGCTTAAATATGGGTTTGCCGGAGTTTAGCTTAAATGCTAATGCCGCAGCTGCTCCAATCACCGGGACAGCATACGCGATACCCAGTCAGGTAAATCTAATCACCTGGATTCTCACCTTTTCCGCACCACCGGCATCCCACACTACCAATCTAGAAACATCGAATGATAACTCCGCTTGGGCAGTCGCGGATACATCTTCCAACGTAGCAGGTGAGGCAAGAACTGTCTTCACCGCCGCGCGCTTCGTTAGGATTGTCCAGACTGCTAGATCTGGTGCGGTAAGTACTACCGTTACAATCATCGGAAAAGATTCATCCAATCCAGCAGGTAGTGGAATTTCTGGTACTGCTACATTCACCACTGGAAACTTCACTACATTAAATGTGAGTGGAACTTCTACTGTCAGTACTATTAACACTGGCGCGCTCGGCGCTACTACTGTAACTTCTTCAGGTCTTAATACTTCTACTGGTGGATACTCGGCGGGCGCCGCATCGTTTATCTCGATTGCTACCCGAGGATTCTGGCAGGCAACTGCCAACGCTAACTGGGAACTACTCAACGCAGCTGGAACTTTTGGTATCCACTATGAGTTTGCAGGAGTTCCTGTTATTGGTGCTTGTGGTACTAGCCCTAGCGTGTCTGCTGATTCTACTAATGTTTCAGGTACCATCGTCGTGGGTTCAGCCAATCCAACTTCTTGCCTATTGACATTCAACGGTGCGGGCTGGAATAAAGCTCCTCGATGCGTAGTCAATACGATTACTACCACGGCAGCGGATGTCCGCGCACTTGGAGTTTCTGCAACCACCACAGTATTAACTGTTACCCCGGCTAGTGCATTCGCCACAACTACCAGTTTGGCATATCACTGTGAATCTAGTAAATAACATGGCGACCGAACCAATTCCAATCATCAAAGCTCCTGTCACTGTAATTAGTGAAGATGATGATAATCTTGAACCTACAGTAAGTGCAGATATATCATTACCACCAACTACTACACTAGAGCAGGATAGGGAATCTCAAGGAAGGCGCGCGGCCGACAGACTACTAGCCGCGGTTCACCCACCGAAGACCACGGCAGAGGAGGATAGAGTAACTGCCAGTCAACGGGTAGTTAATTTAATCTGGGAATCTACTCAGAAGCAAATTGCTCAGTGGGTTATTGGATGCGCCTTACTAGTTGCAGTGGCACTGGCAATATTCGGCCATGTACTTGGATCGAATGAAATCCAACTAGCTGCGGTAGTTTTTCTATTTGGTGTTGCGAATCTAGTTACTGGATTTTACTTCGGTAGAACTAATCATCAGAGAACTGGCGGGATTGGTGGCGGATCTGTCGATCAATCCCGGTAGAGTAGATAGAGTAGAGTAGATAGGATGCCTCCACAGGTGCGCGGAATTAACCCGTTTGAGAATCTGGCAAGACGGGTGCGCCTGAATTTAGGCTTGGAACCGCCAGATTTCAAGATGAATGTCGAGGAAACTACTCCTGAAACTCAGGCAAGGATTGACGAGCAGCGCCGCTTAGTCGGTGAGCCGGATGAAGGCCCAAAAGGATGGGGCATCCAGAAATATCATCTATTTGTAGGTCCGCTGCAAACTCCAATCAATACTGAAACGTTTGGGCAGAGAACACTACGGCATGGAGAGGAATTAGCTAAGGGACAGTTCTGGAAGAAAGAACTAGGCGAGCCACTTAAGGAGTCCGCGCCAGAAATAGCCGGTAACGTAGCTATGCTGGCTGCTAGAGATCCTTTCCTTGGTAGTGTAGCAGGTGGACTTGCGCGGGCCGCAACCACCGGAGCTATTTCGGCTTTCGATAATTACGCTAGCAATGCACCAAATGCAACTGAAAAAACAGTCTCTGACATGCAAAATGCCTTCGACTGGAAATCAGTCATGGCAGGTGGAGTTGGGCATCGTGGTGATTCTGGTGGAATGAGTGAAGCTGGTAGCGTCAAATATCCCTTTAGATTTGGACCCACTGAAACTGTTCCGTTAGGCTCTACTATCCATGGTACGCATAGAACTTGGGAACCAAATGCAATAGAGCGGGTTGAGCGAGGACATTTTGATCCTAGTAGAAGAAATACAGGAGACTGGCTAGGTCACATGCGCGGCGGGCACCAAGCCGTAGATCCTAGTTACGCATTCGGTGGTGGTGCGAGTAGCTCTACCGCTAAGGAGATGCGACCTGATGTAGATTTACTGTTCGATATATTCACACCCTCCACTGGTGAGGATTGGGCCAGATTTTATAGCGTAGCAAATCCAGACCAAAAAGTAAAAATACTTAAAGCCTGGAAAGAACATCACCAGGAAATGAAAACTCTCCGGGCTAAAGCTGCTGGAGAAATCTACGAAGTAGTAGATTCGATGCAGAATCGTGTCGTGTCCGGTGGGATAGCTACAAAAAAAGATGCAGAAGAAATTGCGGCTGAGAGGCAGGCTACTAATGGTAGACATTTCAAAGTTAGACAGTCCACAGATCCTCATTTTAGGAATTTAACCTCAGAGGAATTGAAGATTCTGGCTGGTGAAATTCCAAGTAAAGCTCAGCAAAAAGCTACTCATATCTCTCATCACCGTAGTCACTATGGTAGTACGCAGGGAGTTATTGGGGATATTCTGGATGCTGAAACTCCAGAGGAGTTAGAAAAACTTAGGCGGACTGGCTATAGCGCGGTCAAGTACGCGGACTTGCAATCTAGCAGTGCCCGCGAAAGGGCTATCGCTTTTGCTAACACTGAGGATTTACGGGATAAGTACGGAAACGTACTAGGTCGCGGAATTGTGCCGCCGCATAGGGTTGAGGGAGCTATTCCCCTAGCTGGTTCGCCAGAACAGCGCGGCCAGATTATCGTACGAAGCGAGGGTGGAGATTTATCAAGTTACGGACCTAATGTTCAATACTCCCGTAGGATGTCTCGTGGTGCTCCACCGAGTGAGAATGACCCTGCATTTTCTTGGCAGGAGGGAATTCAGGCCCCATCGATTCAGCGGGCGCAAGATCTAGAAGATAAGCTACGGCCTATTGATGAGGAAATTGCCCAAGTCAATAGAGCGGCTCGCGGAGAGCCTGAGCCACTTCCTGATGTAGAAATTCCCTACGAACTAACTTCAAAATATCAGGAACCGCCTCCATTCAATTATGAGAAGCCCGGTGCGGCGCCCGCGCCCGTACGTCCCCGGAGCAACTACGCACCAGTTAGTTCACTGGCTAATTCAGTAATTACCCCATCGAACTACCAGAGTCACGTAGAGGGACTGTATCCTGGAAATTCTCACATGGTGCCAATTCATATGGCAATGGAGAATAAATTCCCAGGTTTGACAGAAAGTGAAGTCTCTACGTTAGTTCAGGCTGGTCATAATCAGCACGATTTCCGAAATACTTTTGATGCAGCTGAAGCTGCATCTGATATAAATAATGCTGGTGAGAGTTCTGTAACATTTAAGAGTCCTCCACAAAATATCAAGGACATGTATCCCAATAGTCCTACGGACGTGGGACTTCACATGGCCTTTAAGAAGAAGTTTGTTACATTAACTGATGCAGAAATTAAACCCCTAGTTGATGAAGGACTGGACCCGGATGATTTTTCTGGTGGTGGGGAAGCGAAGACACATTCTGCGGCATACACCAAACTAAGTGAAACTAATAAGTGGATAGATGAAGGCTACAGCGCGGCGGAGGCCAAAACCATGCTCGATGCCGGGCATAAAGTTGGGGACTTCGCAAATCAAGAAGAAATGCTGAATGCCTTCAATACTGTACATCAGCCCACAAAATTCCAGCAGGTTGAGTCGCACCTAGATAGGTCATTCAGTGATGGATTAGATTTCCGCGCTGCTCATGATAAACTAGTTAAGGAAAATCCTCAACTTGCCGATGCACTAGATCCTGAAGGCTGGGAAAAAGCTGTTGAAAGCTGGAATGCGAAAGAGAAGGCAGCTAAAAATCTTGACGGGACCTGGAAGTATAAGGATTCCGAAGGAACTCCCTATAAAGGTGATCCTAGAGAACTAATAGATAAGATGGTTGAGGGCGGCGCAGATATCATGGATATCTCAAAGGAGCTTGAGTCAGCTATTGGAGAAGATATCGGAGCAGGAAGCTCTAAACTGCTTCCAAATGATATCCATAAATACATGATTGATGCTTTTGAGAAGAAGCATGAGATTGGGAAATACGCGAAGCCAAAATCTCCAACTCAAGCTCAAAGTCTAACTAATTATGAGGGAATGTCGAACGTCTACGCTAAGGACATGAGTTATGATGAGATTTCTCATTTAGCTCAATCTGGATATAAAGTTAGCGATTTCAAAAACGTAGATGAAGCTATTGCTAAGTACAATGAACTGGCTAAGGGTGTAAATAAGAAGCCTCATGAAGTCGCAGTGAAGTCTGCGGCGTCGAATGCGAAGGACGCACTTTACCAATTAAAGGATAAGTATCCTGAAGTTGCGGAGAACCTAGCTAAGCATAGCGGGACGGAGATGGGGAGTATTGAATCCCACACTTTAGACGTAATTAAGGAGTGGGAAAAACAGATTAGTCCTGACGAATTGAAAGCGATTGGTAAAAACTGGGGAATTGGTGACATCCAAACAGTTCTGGATCTCGCTCTACCTCTCCATGATATTGGGAAGGCTAATGCTATCGAGGTAGGTGGAAAACATCTCCAGCATGAGCATACTATTCCAATTATGGATAAGATATTGAAGGCTGAGGGGATTAGTGAAGACGAACGAAATCTAGCTAAAGAGCTATTCAATCATGACCTGCTAGGCAATTTGATGAATCCCCAGGGAACGCCAACCACTGGCGCGGCGGTGCGGGATGCCCTAATTGCTAAAGCTAATAAGCTAGGGATGAATCCAGCGGATTTTGCTAAACTCCAACTGGCGGTCTATCATGCTGATGCTGGAGCGTATCCATTCATCCAGCAATTCATGCAGAAGAAGGCAGGCGGTGGTTGGAGTTTTGAGCATAGTCCAAAGATGAAGCCCATCGTGGACTTGGCAAATCAGGGTGGCGTGAAGGATATAACTGAATTGGGTGGTAAAAGTAGTGGGGCAGTCACCGTACATCCGAACGACGTGGCGAAGCAGGCATGGGAGAAGCTATTCGGTGGGGATAAGGAAAAAGCTAGCTCTGGTTCATTTTACGGACCGGAGGATTTTAGCGATCTTACCAGAATCGGCGCGCCGCGCGGGTCAAATAAGGGTGGTCGATATAAAGATATTAACGGTAATGAGTTCTATGTTAAGCAATACCTTAATCCAGAGCAACATCATAATGAGCAACTAACAAATGAAATTTATAACGATTTAGGATTACATGCCCCCTACGTGGATATTGGTAAGATGAAAGATGGGAGTTTGGCCGGTAGAACTAAATGGCAAAAAGGAATGAAGCAGGTTGGTACAAATGTTACTCCTGACCAAGCAACCCAGATTTTAAAGGGATTTGCAGCAGATTATTTCCTCGCCAACTACGATGCAGTAGGGCTAGTAGGAGATAATATCTCAACGAGTCAGATGGGCACCATTAAACGGATGGATAATGGTGGCGCGCTGAAGTTCCGCGCGCAGGGGAAAGTTAAAGACGCGGATTTCTTCAAGGGCATTGATGATCTATCTAAGTGGACTGATTCAAACAGTGGCCCATTAGGAGAATACTCCAAAGTCTTTAAGAAAGCTGGAATCTCAGATTGGAAGAAAATTCCACACATCAGGAATTACATTGATGATGTCCTAAGTATTAGACCTGAGGGTGGCTGGCACGAATATGTGCAGAGTCGAATTCCTGATGCCCCAACTAGTTACAAATTAGAAGTTTCCCAGATGCTAGAAAAGCGAACTGAAATGATGAAAGCTATGAAGCAGATGGTGAAGTGATGTATCCTCCTGAAGCGCAACCTGAAGAAGCTGGAAGTTTGGGGGATTCGGCTGAAATCACTCCATTGGGGATTCCTGGATATACGAATATCCCGGAGAACCTGAGGAATTGCCTTAAGGATATCGTAGATACTTACGATAAGGAAGAAAAGCCTATTCGGGAGCGTCATATTAGGGAATTGAAGCGCGCGGATGACTTCTGGCACGGATTGCAGTACGCGATTTGGGACGATGCAATCGGAGATTTCCGCACTCCTAATCATTTCCTCGAAACTGGAACTGAGGAAGAAATCAACCCGAATATCTTCAACAAAATCAAAAATATCTACAAAGCTCACGGGGAATCGGTAATTTCGGCGCTAACTAGCGGGCTACCTTACGTTCGCTACTATCCTCAGAACGCTGAAAATAGTGATGATGTTAAAACTGCGCGGGCTTACTCTAAAATCGAGGAATTGGTCCAGCGCCAGAACCAAGCCTATCTACTTTTCGTCCACGCACTTTACATTCTATTCAATCAGCCCTTCGTTGCGGCGTACAACTACTCGCATCAGGATAAAAAATACGGTCAAATCCAAATGCCAGTAGAGGGTTCTCAGGAAATGGTCGAAAATACGCATTTTTGCCCCGAGTGTGGGACTGAAATTGCGAGTGACCAGGAAATGATGGGAGAACCTGAGGGTCCACCTGAGGATTTAGGCGAAGAACTCGCAGATAAACCAGAAGCAGGCACGGAAAGCCTAAATGATGAGTTCGGCGATCCTAATTTAATGGCAAATCCCCCAGTGGATGGGTCTGGTGTCGAGGATTTACCGCCTTCTGGGCAGGAATTAGGAGAATTAGAGGGAGTCGGGGGAAGTGTAGCAAGCGCGGGGATGCCAATTCAGTGCCCTGAATGCGGCTATGATGGCATATCGATGGTTAGCCAGTCTACTGAGAGGGTTCCAGTAATCCTAAAGTGGGATGAAGTCAATAAAATCAGGGAATGCATCGAAGTTTACGGTCCGTTGAATGTCACGATTCCCCATTACGTGACAGAAATGAAACACTCTCCCTACATCCGGCTAGATGGGGAATGTCATATCGCGTATGCGCGGGAACAGTGGCCGCACATCGCTGAGAAGATTCAACCCTCTACGGATGACAACAAATATGACAAATGGGGGCGTACTCCTACAGCTTTTAATGACGATCCACCAATGGGGTTGGTTACTGTTAGGCGTTTTTGGCTACGTCCTTGGGCTTTTAATGTCTACCAGAAGCCGGGAGTAGCTGAGGGTGAGATTAAACGGCTAAAGGAACTATTCCCGGATGGATGCTACGTAGTTTTCGTGAATGATGAGTTTGCTGAGGCGTACGCTGAGGAACTGGATGCCCGGTGGACAGTTACTCGCACACCTCTATCTAATTTCATTCATGGAGATTCTCTCGGTAAGAGTTTGATGCCCATCCAGGAAGTTACGAATGAACTATTGAACCTGAATATCCAGTCAATTCAATATGGCATACCTGAAACTTTCGCGGACCCCGCGGTTTTGGATTTTAAGGTTTACCAGAAAGTCGAAGCAGGGGCGGGATTGGTATTTCCTGCGATTCCCGCGCCTGGAAAATCCATGCAGGATGCGTTTTTCACGAATAAAGTTGCTACATTAAGTAAAGAAGCAATGGAATTCGGGGAAACACTCAATCAGGACGGCCAGTTCGTTGTGGGTAGTTTTCCATCGATTTATGGCGGTCCGCAAAGTGGAGGTGGTCAGACTGCCGCAGAATACTCAATGAGCCGCGCGCAGGCACTCCAACGGCTAGGCTTGACTTGGAAGATGCTTAGTCTTTGGTGGGCGGAAGTTATGAGTAAGGCAGTAGCCAGCTACGCTAACAACATGATGGAAGATGAAAACTTCGTCCGCGCGCAGGGGGATTCTTACGTCAATGTTTGGATTCGTAGAGTAGAGCTGGAAGGCAAGGTTGGTGGAGTTCTACCCGATGTAGATGAGCAATTCCCAACCAGCTGGGCGCAGAAGCGCGAAGTTCTACTGGATTTCCTGAAACTTGGAAATGAGGAAATCAATCAGTTCCTATTCCTCCCGGCTAACCGAGCCAAGATTGGAAGTCTCATTGGTCTGAATGATCTGGAGATTCCTGGAGAGAAGGATATCAATAAGCAGCTAGCCGAAATCACCGAAATGTTGCAGGCAGAAGCAGTAATGCCTCCAGTCGATGAAATGGGCCAGCCGTTACTTGACCAGATGACCGGCCAGCCAATGCAAGGCTACAGTAGTATTCCAGTTGACCCAGATTTGGATGACCATGAAATACACGCTGAAGTTTGCAAGGGCTGGCTGAATGATGACGTAGGATTGGAACTAAAGAAAATCAATCCTCCAGTCTACATGAACATATTCCTGCACTTCAAGGAACACGTTCAGTACATCCAGATGGCGCAGCAACAACAAATGGAACAGGAAATGCAGATGGCCGAATTTCAAAGCGGCCTAAAAACTAACGAACAAGTAGCAAATAATCAATCCAAGCCCACGCCTCGTGGAAAAGAAGGTGGGAGTAAAAAATGAATCCTAAGTTTCTAGATTTAAAAGAGTGGAAGTTTCCGGATGACGTGGGAGCCGGTAGCGGTGGTGGGACATCATTTGGAGAAGCTGGCGATGTAGCTATCCTGGAAAGCGACGATGCAGAAATTACCGGCGACGATGACGACGGACCAGAAGATCAATCTGATAGTGAGGATGCTGACAAGGCTCGCAAGGGCGGAAAAGGCAAAGGAAAAGAGGAAGACGAAGATGGCGAAAAAGAAGATGAAGATGAAGATCAGGAAGTCGAAAGAGATGAATCCGCTGAAGAAGACGAAGAAACGGAAGAAGTAGAGGTTGAATCGAAGCCAAGACTAAAAGAAATCACTGCGAAGTATCCAAAGCTGTTTAAGGAATTCCCTGCGCTAAAGGATGCCTATTTCCGCGCGAATGCCTATTCGGAGCTATTTCCTAGTGTTGATGACGCTAAGGAAGCAGCGGAGAAGGCAGAAACGCTAGATGGATTTGAGGCGGCCTTAGTGGGGAAGGGAAGTTCCCTTGAACTGCTAAATAGCATCAAGGATACTTCGCCAGCTGCACTATCTCGTTTCGTGGATAAATTGCTTCCTACGCTCTATGAGTTCGATTCTAAACTGTTCTACCAAGCCACAGAGCCAGTTACCCGGCAATTACTGTGGTCCGCGCACCAGCACGGATTGAAAACTGGCAACAAGAATTTAGTTGCTTCAGCCCAGCATATCTCGAATTATCTGTTTGAAGATCCTGAAGTAAAGCAGCCGAGAGCTAAAGGAAAGGCCGACCCAGAGTTAAACGAGGAGCGGCGAAAACTGGAGCAGGATAGAAACCAGTTTGAAGGTCAGAAGCGCGGCGAGTTTGTGGGGGATCTTCACGCTAAGGCTGGCAAGCAACTAGTTAAGATTATCAATGATGGACTTGACCCAAAAAATGCAATGACCGCATTTACTCGGGACGCCATCACTGACAAAGTTATCGAGGAAGTGGGGAGACGGCTAGAAGCCGACCCGCGGCACATGGCAAGGATGAAAAGTCTCTATACTCGGGCTGCGAGGGCTGGTTATCCAAAGGCAATGACAGACCAAATCTCATCGGCTTACCTGTCGGCCGCAAAAGCCTTGGTTCCTGGCATTCGTAGCGAGATGAAACAGAAAGCCCTGACGGGCAAAGTTGTCAAAAAGCAACTCCAAGGAAACCGCCAAATCGGTCAAGGTGGTGGAGCTGGAAATGCTGGAGGGAACGGGCGCGGGCCGTCGGCGAAACAAGTCGATTGGTCTAAAACCTCGGACGAAGACTTCTTGGCGGGAAGAATTACGCTGAAGAAGTAAAAGGACAGAACGATGCTTACAGAATCTCAGGTAGTTGCCACCGAAATCGAGCGCGTTGCGCCGAAGGTGCCAACTCTTTTCGATAGGGATAGCGTTTTCTACGCTACCATCGAAAAGCGGGATGTGGAGAAGATTTCGGCTCGTGACATGAGGATTCCACTGGAAATTCGGCCCGGTGGAAACTTCGGTCACTACGATCCAGACGGCGGCGATCTGGGTCTTGGCGATGGACCGACCTTCGATAAGGCGGTTATCAATACTGTGCATCTGCGCCATGCTATTCAGTGGACCAAGAAATCAGAATGGGCCACCGATGATGCACGGAAGGCAGTGCTCAATACCTTCCGCCACTTGATGGCGAAATCCATGTCAGAGTTCCGGCGTCAGGTTGATTCGTTGACTATGACAGCTGGAGATGGTGCGGTGGGAACTGTTACATCAGTGAGCACTACGGCTGGTGTGGATACAGTTACCTGCACCACGGATGGATTTGGTACTCGCCTACTGCGATTCGGGCAGTATGTGAATATCTACAACGCGGCCCTGACCACAAACAGGACGGCGGGCGCGGAACGCAAGATTTCCGCGCATGATCTGGTCAACAAGACTTTCGCAATTCCATCAGTTACCGGCATGATCGGAACTGATAGGGTTGTGATTTCTGGCTTGACTGCAACTCCCCCAGTTAGTTTGTTTGGTGTTCCGTATCACCACTCAAACGCTTCGACTGGGACTTGGCTTGGATTCCCCCGGAGCACCACACCGGAAATCCGCGCCAATCGAGTCAACGCGGCAGGAAACCTCGCGTTGTCGCATTCCCGTCTGGCCCTCAATCGTATTGGGGACCGCGTGGGAATCGAAAATGGATTCAATCCCACCGCGTGGATGCATCCATGCCAGGTCCAGGCTTATGAGGCACTTGGTCAGCTAGTCTCGGTAATCAATAAAACGGCTGGCGAGACTGGCCTGAACATGTACTTCAACGATAATATGCGGCTGGCCGGTGCGGCAATCCGCAAATCGTTTAGCTGGGACAAGACGAGAATCGATTTCGTCATTCCTGAAGTGTGGGGTCGTGCAGAACTCCACCCGGCAGGATTCTACGAAGTGGATGGCCGCAAGTTGTTTGAAATTCGCGGTGCATCAGGTGGTGTTGCTTCAAGCCAGGTTTTCTATCTGGTGGCGAGCTTCAACTTCTTTGTCAACAATCCGGCAGCCTGCGCGTACATCGATGGGCTGACTGTGCCTTCGGGCTACTAGCACTAGCTAGAAAAGAAGGAGAGCAAAATGCCCGAAACTCCAAATCTCTTCCAGGTTGGGGGCCAGAACAATCCTGTTTCTGGTCCAATCGATCTGGTAATCACAGCGAATGTGATTACTCCCACTGCGCTAGTCAATCGAGTTGCTGCGGCTGGTGGCTTGATTAAGACAATCACAGTACCTTGGCCCGGATTCGCCGGGTTCATCGTTTTGATTGCTGGCACCACCCCATATACTTGGGATGCGACAGCAAATATCGCGGTAGCGGGAACTTCAACAGCCACTGGTCGGGCCATGCTTTTCGTATATGACCCGATTCCTGCCAAGTGGTATCCGGTGGTTTTCGCGTAGACTATGGTGGGTGTGGTCGGGTCAGGGCCGCACCCACTATTCTAGATGGAATGGATGGGGAGAATGAGTGAAGAATTAAAGGTAATCAATGACAGACTACGAGATAGATTCGGGACGGATATTCACGGGCGTGTTAACTGGAGAGTCGTCTGGTCAGAAACGGAGTTTGAAAAAAGGCTGGGATACTATCCCATTGGAAACACTCGAATTCTTAGCGAGAAAGCCGAAGTTCGGGAAGTACGGAAATATTCGTATATCCGGGACCGTCATATTCTGGAACGCCGAATCGACATGCTTCCGACCGCTGAATTGCCAGAAGCCAGTATGGTGGGATATTCTTACGAGCCGCTATATGTGTTCGAAGACAAGCGTGGGAATATGCTCCCAGTGCGATGGCATCCTATTGAAGTCTTCGTCAGAGTCGCTCTTGAAGGACCCAAGGCGTTTTTTACAGCGCGTACTGAACAGATTGAAAGAGATAAATTCGAGCGTGAGGACATAGAGTATTTTGAGGCATTATTGGAGGATAACTCCCCTTATCTTGCAACAATGCTTCACAATAAGGAAGCTGTATTCATGGACAGTCAAAAAAGGATGAAGAAAGATGGCGAATAGATACGATTCAGCTACTGTGGTTAGTCTTCTGCCGGTGGAGATTAAAGAGAGCAAGCCAGGACTTTATCCTGGTACTTACGTTATTCCACCCGCACCGGCGCGCGGGGATTTTTCTATTCTGGTGGTTCACGATGGAGTTCACTACGTACCGCAGCTCGAACGGCCTCCCTACCAAGCAGTTACCTTGGCGCGGGAAATTGCTAAATCCCTCGTTGATGACTACAAGGAAGGCAGTCTGGGGATAGATGAAGGTGCGGAGCCGGGACTTTTCTTTACTTCGGGGGAACTGACTAAGGAAGAAGTCAAGAAAGAACTAAAGGAAAAACTACTGGATGCTGCGGATAAACAGCTCCACTGGTATATTGCTCTGGTGAAAATCGCTGATATCGAGTGGGCACAGCATGTGGGGAATCATAACGTCATCTCCACTATGATGCGCCACGCCGCACAGGCATTGGGACTGGAAAAGGAATGGATGATTGACCCCAATCAACTCCAGCTTATCTACTGCCCAGTCTGTAGAAATAACGTCTCCGCGCATGCACTAGTTTGCGGAGCCTGCCGAGCGATTCTCAAGCCTGAAGAATACAAGAAATTTCAGTTTGCGGATGCAAAATAATGTCTTCCTATACTGCAAAAGATAGACTCGACGAAGCGGCGATTTTCTTGAATGATGCAAATCAGACGATGTTTACATTTTCTGTTTTGCTACCATTCCTGAAAATCGCCATGCAGGAACTCGAGGATATTTTTGTAGCGAACGGCGTGAACTACGTACTGAAGAAAACCACGACTCTCAACGTAGGTATTGGTAGTGTTCAGATTTTCCCACCAACAGATTTCCTTACGCCTATCCTACTAATGGAGCGGCCCGCCGGGGCGACCATAGACCAGGATACGGATATGGTGGAGAAAAGTTGGAGTCCCAGTGAAAAGCCAACTGACTCTCTAAGGTATTGGATGTGGCAGAATGGAGAAACTCTTTCACTTCTTGGCGCAACTACTTCACGGGACGTGACTATTAAATACTTCCGAAGTTTATCCACGATGGAAGTTCCTGAGGATTCGATAGCGATCACCCACGTAAAGCAGTATCTCAGTGGTCGGGTAGCTTCACTTGCGGCGTTCGTCATTGGGGAAAACACTACCCGTGCGGCGGCACTGGATGATTTGGCCCAATCAGCTCTAAATAGGGCATTAGCGATTTCCGCACGTAGAGGTCAATCCCGACCAGTTCGTAGAATCCCTTTCGGCACAAATAGGAGATGGTAATGACTACAGTTGTGAAACAGCAGGATGGTGAAGTCGAACAGCGAAATCCTGCATCGGCCCCTCTACCCAGTGAGCAGTTGGATACAAAGGTAGAGCCGCTACATCCCACACTCGCGGAGTTGACCAGTTTAGGCGCGGAAATCGACCGACTGACGAAAAAGTACACGGATGATGGATTGCAGGTTTCGGAATTTCCTGCATCCTATCATGCCCTGACAGAGCAGTACCGTCAGCTTGCCATGCAGTCGAAGACTATCCTTGCTAGGATTGGTCCGGCAGAAACCAAGGCCCAGAAGGAAGCTGAAGAACTCAAGGCCCAGGCGGAGCAGAAGGTTGCAGAGGCCAAGGTAGCTGACGCCGCGGCTCACGATACAGCGATGAAGAAGGCTACCGAGGAAGCTGCTGCCGTAGCGAAGGCAGAGGAAGAAAAGCGAGTAGCGGAGGAAAAGAAACTCGCTGAGGAAAAGAAGTCCACGCTTTCAGTTCTGACGGCCAAGGAAAAGGCTGCTGAGGAGAAAGCAAAGAAGGAAGCTGAAGAGAAGGAGAAAGGTAAGAAATAAATGGCAGTTACCGTAACCCAGATTGACCAGTGGAATGATTCGGGCAGAATCAATACTATCCTTGCCGTAGTTTTCTCTGGAAGCTACGCTGCCGGTGGGGATCTATTGGATTTTGCTCCGTATCAGCAAGGTTCCATCCAGCCAGAGTGGGTGGACATTCGTGGCAAAGCAGGTTTTGTCTACGAATACGACATCACGAACAAGAAAATCATGGTTCGTGGCGTTGACCCTGCTGCGGCCGGCGGTACAATCACTGCATTGCCAGAGATTGCCACCGCAGCATATCCAGCAGGCGTGACTGGAGATATCGTTAGGATTTTCCTTATCTCCAAGTTGAACTAGAGTTATCGGGGGAAGTTTAGGGTGGCTGGAACTCTGTGTCCCCGCACAGAGAAGACACTTTAGATTTCCTCCGGTAAATTCGAAATTCGAGAGACTAAAATGAGAGATCAAGACAAATTCACGTACGACAGCTTCCGTGGGATGTGGAATCGCGGGGATGATGATGCCTGCCCGCCGGATCATTTCCTTGACTGCCTGAATCTCAAGTTTGATAAAAATAGCGTAGAGTCCAGAGATGGATTCCGCACTGAATTTTCTACCGTTAATGCTGTCATTTATCGGATGGCGATTTACCGACCACTTACTGGAGTTCCCCATCGAATCGTTCTCTACGCTAATGGCGCTAATAGTGATCTCTACGATATCGATGTCTCGACGGCAGTTCCTATCCTAGCAGGTATTGGCCCGCATGATTTTTCGATGGTTAACATGTATGGCCGCGCATATCTAGTTTTTCACGATCGAGTGATTAACTCTCCAATTAGTCCACTTTACCTGTATAACGGCACTACTGCGCGGCTCGCCGGTGGGGCTGCCCCTACATCTACTCTGGTAGAGACTGCCGTAGGCGCGGGGAAGATTGAAGTTGGGGATTTGCTCCTGACATATTCCTTCGAGACAGACTCAGGATTTATTACAAAATCCTACGCAACTCCAATCCGGCATACCTTCGCGGCAGCGAATAATAGTATTACCGTAACAGTTCCAACTGGTCCCGCCGGTACTGTTGCGCGGCGATTGATAGCCTGCAAGACAGTCCCTCTAGGCGTTTATAATGGAGATCCCCGCACTCAGAAATTTTACTTCGTTCCGGGTAATGGACGCATTGGAGATAACGTAACTACCAGCGTAGTTTTAACATTTTTCAATTCAGAGTTAATCGATTCGGCAGACTACCTAGCTGATAACATCACAAATCCTCCTGGCGGTCTACTCCTTGGAACCTATGGAACTAGACTAGTTCTAGGCGGGGATGCGACTTTCCCTCACATCGTTAGATTTAGTGAACCCGGAAATCCTGAGGCGTTTTCTGCTGTTTCTGGATTTATCACGGTAGATCCTAGCGAGATGACTGCCATAACCAATGGATGGGAGTGGCAGGGTTCCTATGTAGTCACTAAACGTAGGAAAACCTACATCACTAGCGATACTGGAAGTTCAGCTTCTAAGTGGCCGGTGGATAGTGTAGATGGCTCCGTGGGAACTGAATGCTTTGGAGTTTCAGTCGTTGCGGATGCTACGAATAGTTGGAAGAATATTACTCTCGTGGCAGACCAGTCAGGACTGATGATTTTTGACGGAACCTACAATGAAATCCCACTAACCGATAAAATTAAGGATTGGTGGGGAGCACTCTGGCAGTTGAGTTTTGACAGGATTCAGGTTGTAGTCGATGCTGCGGCGAAGCGGGTCTACTGCCTAGTTCCACGATTGAAAGCAGCGGGGGCCGCGCCTACTTACTGCAATCATATTCTGGTTGGAGATTTCCAGTATGGTCTAGATCCAGTAAATATCATCTGGAGTCCTTGGGCATTAGTTCCTGCTGCGGCATGGGTTAAGCTACAGATTTCCTGCATAATGATGGATTACGATACTATTCCATCAACTGTGCCGACTATTAAACCACGCCTCAAGATAGCCAGTGACAGGGCTATAATAGTACTCACTCCAGATGTCTGGGATGATTACCTACTTACGGGTAACGTAGTTATTCCAAGCTATGCTCGGTTTAGCTATACCCAGTTCGATGATGATGATTCGGTATGCACTTTCATCATGGCTAAACTGCGGGCTTCCGGTTTAGGTAAACTAAACATTACTCTAACTCCACTAGATGTCACGCTAGACCCTGAAGATCCCAGGTCGATTTTTGACATCAGGTATGGAATTGATTTACTTACTAGTGTTCCACATCCAATAGATAAGCTAGTTAACTTTACAGCTAATCGAGCCTCAATGATTCTCCATCAGGGAATTATGAATTTGGGGGTCGCCGCACCACAGGCTTACTGGTGTTTGAATAAGGCTATCCTTTATGGTAAAGCTACTTGGGCTAGCCTACCCTCATTGACTTCGATGAGGACGTAATGGCACTAAATCAGGGAACTCTGGACGGCCTAATCAATAGCGCGACCCGCGGGGAGAAAATCGATAACGCGAAGCTGGCCGCCGCGCTTTCAGCTATTTCCAACAAGCTATTTGGAGTTGGCGAAGCTACATCTTCACTGATTGAGGCAGCTATAGCTGCCGGGGGATTCGTTCAGGGACCGCCGCTCTCATTAGATAACGAAGTAGCTCTTTATAGTGGAGTTACCGGGAAGTTAATTAAGCAGTCTGGGTTTCTTGGACCTGACGTAGCACGGAAAAGTGTTAACAATAACTTCACTGCCCGACAAGCCTTTAAGGGTCCGGGCAAGATGCAAGTTGACATCTTTGATAGTGCTGGTGGTGCATGGCTCCAAATGCAAAATTCTGGGGCCGCCGCGAATGTTAAGAGATGGTATTTTTTAGTTAGTAATGATCCAGCAAAATTAGATATAGGAACTATCGATGATACTGAGTCCTTTCCAGTAGCAATATTAACTCTTTCTAATGCTGGATTAGTTAGTTTAAATAACGGGCAACTTAGTTTTCCAGCAACTCAGCAAGCATCGACCAACGCTAATACATTAGATGATTATGAAGAAGGAACTTGGACTCCGGTAATTGGAGGAGCTGGTGGAAATGGTAGCCAGAGCTACTCCGTTCAGATGGGAAGTTACGTAAAAATCGGTCAGTTTGTTTATGCAAGTTTTAACGTAACACTAAGTAATAAAGGCGCGGGGATCACTGGTGCCCTGCAAATTCAGGGACTACCATTTACTGTATTGAGTGTAACGAACTACTTCCCTCCAGTATTTATAAACTACTGGACTAGCGCGGGAATTGCTCTATCTGGTATGGGTGGATACTGCTCTGGAACTGTATGTAATGTGTATGGAGTTGCAGCAGCTGCAACTAGCGTTTCAGCAGGTGACAATACCTGGATAAATAACACCACTCAGTTTCTCGGCGCGGCGGCCTACCGCGCTAGCGCATAAATTGGAGAGAAGGAGACGAAATGCCTGGAATGCAAGTATCGAATCTTACGTTTCAAGAAACGGCAGGACAGATTTCCCTTAATGTCCAGAAAGCCTGTAATGACGTGGAGGAGTTTAAGCGTCAGTTAGATCCCTTCACCGCGCAGGCTTTAGCGGATAAGTTTGGAATTAGTCTGGATGACGCAAATATCATCAAATCAGCCTATACTGAGTTATCAACGGTAGCTCAGGCCCAAGCTAACAACCGAACTTTCAGCTCTAAACTCAATGGAGTTGGGGACGTTTTGTAGTGGATTTAGAGTTGACCCTGAGTCCGGGAGATTTGAAGCAAGTCAATCAAATCTACTGGAAATTTCATGCAGATAATCTCTACATCCCCAGCGCGGAGAACTCGATTGCTATGGCGCTGGCTAAGGATGGGGACCGGGTAATCGCATTCGGTATGGCGAAACTGTTTCCTGAGGCAATTCTGATTCTTGATAAAAGCGCAAGCCCGCGACAGCGAACTGAGGCGTTTAGGATGCTGATGCGGCACGGCATTAAATCTGTGAAAGCGGCTAGGCACAAATATCTTCATGCTACGATTCATGATGAGAAATACGGTAAGTTACTGACCAAACACTACGGATTCAAGCCCTCGGATGGGGAGCAATTCTCCCTAGAATTATGAGGCTATGATGGGCCGCGCACAGCAAAAAAGAACGAATGAACTAAATGAGTCCGTCCGGCAACAGTCCTCAGCTAGGTATACTGACTACGGACGGGATCAAAATGCTATTGGTCAGGAATACCGAAACCAACAGCGGCCCACCTACGATAGAGCTATGGGTGTCTATGATACTCTAGCTCAAGGCTATCCTGCTGGTAGTGGGGGTTCTGGCAGTGGCAGTGGAGGTGGGGGTGGGGGAAATTCCTACATTAGGGATTTCAATCCTGCGAACGTAGCAGATGCTAAGGCAGGGTATGATGAGTTCGCCAAGACTGGTGGATACTCAGACCAAGACCAAGCAATGTTCCGTGCTCGCGGGAATGCTACTCTACCTTCATTCTACAGTAATCTGAAGAATAACATGGCTACCCAGCGCAATAGGCAGGGCGGCTATGGTGCGGGCTTCGATGCGGCTGATGCGGCGATGGCACGGGAGGCCGCGCAGGCAACCTATGAAGGCCAGCTAGGTACTGAAAATACGCTACAGAATAACATTAGAGAAGGACGTAGATTCGGTATTGGCGGTCAGGCTGATTTGGGTAAATTCAAGAGTAACTTCGAGCTTCAGAGAGACACTTCGCAGGGAAGTCTCAATGAATCTGCTGCGAATCGTGCTCAAAGAAATACTGAATTCACCGCAGATGAGGATTTCCGGCGCAGGCAGGAAGCCGCGCGGGGATACTCTGGATTGTACGGGGATTCCGGTGCTCTAGAAGGCGGAGCGCGGCAACGCCAGCTAGGTGGATTAACTGCTGAAGACCAGATGCAAGCTGGTGCTATCAATAGACAGTACGAATACAATAGACCCTGGGGCGGCGCACTTGCCAATAGCCTGATTGGTGGATTAACTGGTGCTTCGGGGGGCTGGCTAGGAAATATAGGAAAAGCGGCTTTAGGTGGTCTTGGTAAGGGTAGTGGTGGAGACTCCAATGCTGGCTATTATGATGATGCTACAGGCCAATACGTAAATCCAAGTAATCCTTACCCATTCTATCCCAATCCCGACCCAAATCGTGAGTAAGATATGCTACCCAACAATCCGTTCGATTTACGACGTAGAAATAGGGCTATGAATCCTATGGGGTCAGACCCAAGGCAGGGTGGAGTTTTGCGGCAGAGTCAGAATCCTGCCCAATTCTATAATCCTCCGCCTGAGGAAGATCCTCATGAAGTCGAGCCTGACGATGATGAGGATGATGATCCATTAGGTGGAATGACTAGCGCCTATACTGGAGCATCTACTCGGGATTTAGATGGTTTAGAGCAGACTGTGCAGAAACGTGGCGGGCTGATGTACGACGCCGCGAATATGCAAAAATATATCGATGCAATGGCTAAACTCGACGCCGAGCCGCGCCAGAAAATGGAGGCGTTTAGCCAGCATCTAGAGAACATGCCTACTAGGGAGCAATATCAACCTGGGAAGTTAGGGAAATTCGGTGCGGCGTTGACTGGATTTGGGACTGGATATTTGGAAGGACCGAGTCGAGGCATTGTTGCGGCGCAGTCTCAGCTAGAACGTCCATACCGGCAGGCACAGGAAGAATGGGGAAATAAGATTACCCCAATGCAACATGCCGCTGAACTAGAAAGTCAAGATTTGAACCGGCGTAGTCAGGCATTGAATCGAGGTATGCAGGCAGGTATTGACTTTACCCGCCTAGGCATTGCCAGTGAAAATGCGCGGAGTCTATCTAATTCGCGTGGAGCTGCCACGGAACTTAGCCGGGCAAGACTAGCCGAACTGAAGAAAATCAAGCCAGTGGGTGCGCCGTTCTCCGATGACAAGGGAAATCTTGTCCAGAAGATGTCTGACGGAAATGTCCAGCAACTAAAGTATCCGAACGGAACTCCAATTACTTCGCTGGAGTGGGCTAGATTTAGCGATGCTAGGAAGCAACAGCTAATCACAAATGCCCATAATGCGGCGATGCTAGATGTTGCTAAACGAAGGGCCGCGACTGGTGAGGCTAACCTTGACCTACGCGGGCAGGAACTAGATAAAGATAAGGGCGCGGTGCACCTGAATAGTGCAAATAGGATAAGTCAGGGTAGAGAAGTAGCTGCTCAGGAGCTGGTATCGGAGGAAATGTTCGCTAAGTACTTCGAGATGCTGCCTAACAATAAATGGTCCCTACAGGTTGACCCAGGCAAGATTGAGGGATTCGACCCAAATATCTACAAATATCTTGGTAAGGAGATTGAACGTCGCGCTAAAATATACTCCCTGGGAGGGACTGACCCCAATGATCCTGGAATTGGTGATATAAATCTACCTGGACCTAACGGGAATACTAGAGTTCCGCGTAGGAGAAATCGCTGATGTATCCCCCACTTCCATCAGTAGATTCTGGACGCCCGAAAATCAGATCAAAGTATACCCTCATGCCTATAACTAAGCGTGGGGTACGGATAGAAATGCCCTGGAATGAGGAGCGCGATCCTACTCCAGAGGAAATCGAAGACTTTGATTGGAAAACTCGAGCGACCGCCGCGCCAGTAGAGCGGTCTAGCGACCATGAATTTACTCCTTTTCCAGACCGCACAGCTGAAGCGCCTCCAGTAGATAAATTCGGTAAGCCGTTAGAGGATACACTCACGGAACCCGAGCATGAGCCGGATACCTATCTGGGTGGATTCTTTGGGTCAATAAAGCATGACATTCTAGGTGCTACAGTAGATAATCCGATGCTCCAGTCTATTGCCCATCCTAAGGAGCTTAGGGATTTCATGCCCTATATTGCTCCTATGGGAGAGCAATTCCTTGGGATGCCCGGCTTTGGTAGAATGATGCGGGCAGCTAAACCTCTAGCTACGGCACTTGAGGATGTCGGTGGTCAACCTTGGGTAAAATCTGGCATTCGGGATGTGCTAGGGGATACGGATTTAAGTCTAGAGAATCGACTCAAGACTATCAGAAACATCAGAGAATCAACGCCGCGCAATCTTGGAGATGAGGTTGGTGGAGTCGGGGATTTAGCTACGCACGACCAGAGAATGGCGCAGCGAATCTATGATAGCGAACTGAAGGCGGCGGCTAAACGGATGGCAGTAGCCTCACCTGAATTCGCTACAATGGATACTAAAACGCAACGCATGTTCATCAAGAAATTACAGGATGATGCAGTTGCGATGCAGGATGCCGAGCTATTAAAGAAATTCCCCAAGCCTGCCCGAGACTACGGTATGGGTGGAGAATCTGGTTCGGTTGGACCGGGGGATTTACCGCCTAGTGCTGCGAGATCCCTTAAGATTCGTGCGGACCTCGATAAAATGCGGGAACAGCCTTGGTTCCAAGAACTGGACAAGAAACTTCAGGAGACTATCCTAGACCAAATTCGACGTGGGGAGACAGTCCTGCCCACGGAGGCAATGCCTAAGATTAGGAACATTGATGCTCCACCAGTTAGCTTGGGTCCAAAGGAACCCCCAAGAACCTTCATTGATTCGCCAGAATTTAATAGTCCTGAATGGCGCGCTCAAGCTGTAGCGATGGAACTAGCGGAACAGCCTACCCTTGGTGCTCCAGGTATGTGGGAGAAAGGTTCAGTTACTCCAGGAGATGTTGAGCCTATTCCTACTAGAATTGGCCAACCAGAATTGCCGGGAGTTCCACCAGTTAAACAGCCTGTGTGGAATACGGCTATGAGTGTGGCTCAAATCGGTAGACAGTCTATGTCGTCTGGTGACTTGTCTGCCCTATTTAGGCAGGCTTATTTTGTCTCCACCAGAAAGCAATTCTGGACTAACGTCATACCGATGGTTAAAGCTCTTAAAGAAGTGAACTACATTAAGGGTATGGAGGAGATTGAAAATCGGAGAACCTTCCCGCTTATGCAGAATGTAGGACTTGCCTTTACTGATCTAGGTAAAGACCTAGCGAATCGGGAAGAAAGATTCATGTCTACTCTACTAGAGGATATTCCAGTACTTGGGAAATGGCTATTTAAGCCCTCTGCTCAAGCATATACCTATGGCCTGAATAAAATCCGCGCGGACCTATTCGATTCTATGATTCTAGAGGCGCAGCGTGGGGGGATGGAGCCAGAACGCTATGGTAAAGTGCTTCCTCAGATAGCTGATTACATTAACATGGCTACTGGTCGAGGGAAGTTCGGGATGAAGAAGCTAGAGGAATCTGCCACGGCATTAAATGCATTCTTCTTCGCGCCGCGCTTGATGGCTTCTAGATTTCAGATACTCAATCCCCTGACCTACATGGACCCAAGGATTGATAGATTCGTCAAGACTCAGGCTATTAGGGATTTACTTGGTACTGCTGCACTATCCAGTTCGATGCTCTATCTGGCTAAGCTAGCCGGGGCTAGCGTGGAGTTGGACCCGCGCAGTGCTGATTTCGGAAAGGCTAGATTTGGAAAAACTCGAATCGATATGACTGGCGGTATGGGGCAGTATATTCGGTTCGCCGCGCAGGTACTAACTCAAAGTTCCAAGAGCACCAATACGGGTAAGGTGAATAAGTTTGGTTCATCTCCAGTGGCTCCGACTGGATTGGATGTGGTCTATAACTTCTTCCAGAATAAAGAAGCCCCTATCCCATCATTCATCACGGGGATCTTGAGCGGTAAGGACTATAAAGGTGATCCATTTGAAGTAGGCCCGGAAGTTCTACGCCGTTACGCGCCGATGATCGCTCAGGATATCTGGGAAGTTGCCCACGAAGATCCAAAGATGCTACCCGTTACTATCCCTGCTTCTGTGCTTGGATTTGGTGTTCAGTCTTACACGCCAAAATCTAGGCGCGCTCGTGGCGGCCGTCCAGCAGTAGCGCCTGTGAATCCATTCAATAAATTCCTTTCAGGGAACGCACCGGACCTCATCCGCTAATCAATGGTTTTGGTCCGCCTAAACTTATCGTACTGGTCCCAGACCCCAGGGGGCATGACGTAAATCGTTTTTGCCCCATCCTGCTTGACCTGTATTGCTTTCTGTCCCTCCAAAGTAATAACTATCCTGTTCAAATCGAGTGCGTCGAAATCTGCCCAGTGCTTCTCTAGAAGCCGCTCTCGACTTATCTCTCCTTTGTTCTTCCATAGTTCTTCGAGAACTATTGCTGTTGCCTCACCGAAGTTGGATTTGCCCTTTCCTTTCGTTGCTCGGCCAGCCGTATTGATTAATGGCTCACAAAGTTTGATTGCCTGTTCAATATGACCCTCCCTAATTATCATGTCCTCACTCTGGGATAGAGAAAGTAATGAAGCAACCTTTAAGACACTATCCCCAGTCCTCTCCTCAGTCCCGGTGCGGTCCTCATTTCCATTTGTTCCTGCATTTAAATCGTGTTGCTGATACCAATAGTCGTAAATCTTTGCTGCTTGCTCGGTATTGGTAAAAGCTCCACTCAGTTTACTGATTCGTTTCAGGTAGTCACTTAGTAATATGATGTCTGGTGTCCTCCCCATCTTCTGACCGAATAAACTGGATGACCTGTGTTTCTTATCCGCCTGGATAATGAATGTGCGGCCGAAGTACCCGCCATACATATCCTTCGCGGAGACGAAATCCTGTAGATGCGCGGGGTTCGTTGCTACTAGCATTGACAGGGTGGGATTCTTCAAATTATCCACTCCTGCCACTTTCATCATCGATCTCCACTCACCTGAGTTATAGTTCCTATCGTACAGGTCAGTCAAAATGGTCAACGCTTGAGGATTGTTAATCAACGACGAGGAGAACTCACTCGCGGTCACAAGTCCACAAGCATCAACGATAACTTTTTTGGATAGTGTAGTGTAGGCTTTTCCTAAGTCCTGCACTATCGCTTCAATAGATGACCGACCAGAGTAGACCCGAGTTAATTCATTGATCTTAACTATTCGCCGCGCAAATGATACTGGATTGGATTTCCGCAATCCTGACTTAGCCAGTAGCATGATGTAGACATTCGGATACACATTTAGTTCCTGGATACCCCCTCTCTCAACCCAGACATTATCCTTCACCGCAGCAGACAGCATCGCTAGCCCACTCCAGTACCAAAACTGCCTAGGGGATTCGTACTCATTGGTCGAATCCATCAATTCTTTGAGAAAATCCATCATTCATCTCTTTTACCGCCAACTTTTCGCTTTCTTTCCTCCAGTCGCACTCGACTTAGGCTATCTAAGTATATCACCGCATAGACACCTATGACATAAACAAGTATCAGTAGCATTCATTTCTCCTTTCGTGGAGGACTCAATCTCATGCGGCTTGCTACCATGTTAAGCATGTCCACCTGAGTGGTAAATGGTAAACTATAGAATGATGGTAAAAACACCACACTCTGTATCTCTATCTCATAGAGTTTATTCATATCTCCCTTCTCGTAGATGTAATATACGTCTTTGTGAATATCGAAATTGTGGTTTCTACACCATGCTACTATCTCACCATAGGAATCTCCTACGACTACTATTCTCATGGTTTTTCCTTGGTTTGGCAGTTAGCACATATAGTGTCAGCATCACCTATACCGCAATAATCAGGATTCAGGCATGGGGAATCGACGGACAGGGCGAGGGCGGCGAGGAGTTCTTCGATAAATCCTGCCATCTCGTTCACGGTTCATAC